ACCCCACTTCTGGGGCACACCACACACGTCCTCCACGTGTGAAGAAATGACAGTTTCCTCCACGTCAGAGTAGTAAGACGCCCGTCCTTTGACCTGCCCATAGTACTTACAATTGGTACCTTCAGGCAGATAATTGATAGGGCTTTTCGGATGAACATCCGCGTTCTCGTAGAATTGCACATCATAAAGTTCTTTAGGAATTTCTCCTGAACTCTTAGATAATACAACTCCTGCAAGAGTACGCAAACGTTCAAATGCCGTGTCAAACTCACTCTTCAACAACAATCCACTGCATCCACGGGTTTCACCATTCTTTCCACCTAAGTGGAATCCTCCGATTAGAGGTCCTTTGGTTTCCGTGATCAAAGGTGCAATACACAAACCTTCAAATGTTTCAAATTTGAGGTTATATTTAGCACCAAAGAAATTTGCTGCATGTGTCATTACGTCATCAACTTCCATAAAAAGTTTGGAACCAACACAGGTTCCATCACTCTTCTTGAAAGTAAGACGAGCAGGTACACTAGCAAAACGTGCAAGTGGAAAATATGCTGTCAAATCTTTCCAATCCCCACCATTGGGGACCCAAACCACGGACAAATCAGAATTGGGAATGTCAACACTATTCTTGCGATACAAGAAACACTCGAAATTGCCACCGATTTTACTCGGATCATGGCGAACGAATGTTGCTTTAATATCATCAGCTTTCCACATATGCTGAGGAACAATAGCGACATTAGACTTGGGAAAGAAGGCATCGCACTCAAAAGTACGAACTTTTTCCGGTGTCTTAACCTGAATAGTCATATGACACAAATTGGCATTAACCAACTTCTCCAATTGATCTGGAGTAGTAGTCTTTGCCTCAATGCTACATGGCATTTCAGATACCACAACTCCTGCCCAAGGATTGACTTCCGAATCTCTTTCAACGATTTCAGTTGTGGATTTCGGAGCCAAATTTCCTTGAGGTGATGGAACAACTTTAAATGCTTTCC